ATATTAAAAAGGTGAATAAGAGCAATAAACTTCTCTTACATCTAACTAATCAATGAGGATTTACCATGAACACTAAACTGATCATTACCGCTACTGCATCTATCGCTGCCATCGCAACCGGTATCGTGCTGTTAGTCAAGAACCACAAAGAAGCCAAAGCAACCATCAGCGAACTGTCTGATGCAATTGCTGAGTCCTCTATCGACGCTATCAACAAAGTGGCGGCGACCCACCCTCATAACGAAGAGGTCCAAGCCCAAGCCAAGAAGTCGATCGACAATATCGCTGCAGCATCCCTGTAATAACCCTTTAACCTTAACCTGTGAGAATATTCCATGTTTGATTTAACGACTGTCTTATCTTTAGTTCTGTTTGTTGCACTGGTCGTTGTGTGGAATGCTCCATACGGTGATTCAAAAGAAACTGCTTAACCTCTCCCTTAACCTGTAGGAACCATCATGTCAAACGTAAACGCTGTTGCCATCATCGCTGTCGCTGCCGTCGCTGTAACCGCTATCGCCACTGTTTTCAAACGTAAACCAAAACCAGAGCCAGTAGTTCTGCGTAAGTTGACTCGTAGTGAACAGCACGAAGCCGTCATGAAAATCGTTCGTCAGTCTAACAGTCCTAGCTACATCGAGTGCATGGATCTGATTGGCAAAGCTGTTGATTTTAACCGTATCGCCCCACTGTACGAAGTTGTTAAATAATCCCTTAACCTGTGAGAGTCCCTTATGAACACATTAGCTAAAGTTGCCTACGTTGCTGCTTGCACTGCCATGATTGCGGCGGGTGTCTATTACGAGGTCCAGATTCAGAAGATCCGTAACAAGCGTCATCAGACCAAGATCGACCAGGGTGACGAGAAACTGAAGATCGTTATCCTTGCCCCGCAGCCTGTGGTCCGTGTCAAATCAGTTCGCTCAGTTGCTGCCACTGACCCACGCATTGAGAATCTGACGCAGTAAGTAATTTGTTTCGCCTTAACCTGTTGGAGCATTATCATGAAATCGATCATTACCAAAGTTGTTGTCTCCGTAGTTGTTTCGCTTGCAGCCACCGCTGCACTCAACTACATCAATAAGAAAGCCGGCCGTGGGCATGTTAAGTCCACTGTCACATACCTGCAGTTCTAGGAGGTGGTCCTATGCCATTATCCTGTCCGTTAAACCAAACTAACCTGGTTACTCTTACAAGGGTGTGCCGGTTCGTTTGCAATAGTCCTTAACATCGCTGAGCGTTCATGTGAACCTCAGCAAACTAACCATAATCAATCAATTGCAAAGAGGTATTACCATGAACACTATTAACACTGCAAAACTGACCTTCGTAATGTCTGACGAATTCGTTGCGATGGTACGTGAAAACATCAACGAACTGGGCGTGAATGGCGTGGCTCGTCTGGCTGAACGTCGTTACCAGTTCCGTAACCCTAAACTGATCGGCATCGATGTTGATGTATCTGACATCAAACGCGCTGTAGCAATGAGCTATAGCCTGGTTGATGAGAAAGACCGTCTGGCTAATATCTATGCCTGGCTGAAAGCTAACGTCCGTAAACTGTTTACTGGCGCCGCGATCACCAAAGAAGGCGTAGCGAATGCGTGGAAAGCGTATCGCAAATATGTGTCAGACAAAGGTCTGGAGCGTCTGTTTGGCGGTGCTGGTATTACTGGCACCAACAGTATTGTTGAACGTGAGTTCAAAATCATATGTTCAAACGTCGCAGAATCGATCTGAGGGAAATAACATGTTTGATTTAGTTAAGTGGGTCGCTATCATGGCGATCATCACCTTCTTCATTCTGCTGATTCGTGCAATGATACGGAAACCAGCAGGTACCAATCAAAAGCGGTGGGTTGTTCTGACCACTCCTGAGTTGTTGGACCGGGCGTTTCAAACTGAACAAATGTACGAGATTGCGGAGCGTACAGCACATCGACACTTGACCCTTTACGGCACTCATGCGTTCGTTGAGCTGTATACCGAGATCTTCAAAGAGTTCAGCAATGTCCAAACCACTGACGGTTATCGGCTGTCTGGTGTGATTATTGATCAGGGCGACGATGCCTTGTTCACCATCACACTAATCCGTGACGATGAAACACAGGTCAAGGAATACAAAGTGAGCTATGTGCACTTAGCACGGGTCACCGATGTTCTTTCACCTGCTCTCTTGTCACGTTTAAACTGGCATGTCAAAAGTCACAACAGCGAGGGGTAACACCCTCGCTTTATGCCGCCCTAATTTACAACGCACAGGATGTTACCCCTACATTACTAAGATGTAACCTGTGCCTACTCTTTTCGAGGAACGTATTATGAGCAATTCCGCAATGATCAACTCAGTCCGTGATTTTAAGAAAGCACGCCATACCCAGACTGACAACATCGTGAACATTCGCTCACAACCGTCTCTGGCTGAAATGCATTTTGCCCGTGCTGATGAGGCACACATCGACGTAACTATCGAAACCCAATCTGAAACCATTACCTGTGAGGAAGTAACCATGAGCACTAACACTATCGCTAACAACACCACTGCAATCCCTAACGACCTGAAAGTTGAAATGAGCAACCTGGCAAAAGGCGTTGAAGCGGCACTGCAAGAAGGTGCGGCGCAAGTGCAGGCTGCGGCTGAAGAGCAAATCGAAACCGTGTCTATCCGTGACGTGGCTAAAGCTCGTAAAGGCATCCGCACCAAACAGATCATCGAAAACGTCGGCATGGCGGTTGTTACTGCAGCCACCATTTCAGCAACCGGTCGTAAGTTTGGCCGTAGCAAGAAAGCTGCTGATGTCACTGCGGGTATCTTCGGTGGTCTGATTGCCTACAACGCAATCTCTCGCCTCAGCAAAGACAAAGCAGATCTGATTGCCAAACACGGTGATGCCGATGAAGTGGAAGCTGCATCTACGTTCAGCCTGTTCGACGAAGTCATCCCGAGCATGGTAGGGTCTGTTGTGTGCGGTGCGATCATTGGTCGTTTCCTGGTGCATAAAGCCAAAGACGTCATCGACAACGCGGCTGAATAAGGATCTCGCCATGAGTCAAATCGACGAAGTGAGTATCCCACTCACGGCACGTAAAACTGTACTGCTCACTCGCCTGTCCCGTGGGGCAGGCTTTGTGGGCGCTGTATCGGCCGGGTTGCTACTAAAGAAACTCCCGGCTGAAAAGATCGCACTCGCTGCGGCATTACTCTGCTCAATGGAGCTGGTCACTGCAGGCCTGACTGCTGTGGAGGACCAGACCGTTAAGGAAGAGATGCAACGCGAGAACTTTGGTCGTCCACAAGAAAAGCTGGAAGCAGCGGGCGTGGGCATGGGCACTGGCTTCGTCATAGTGGCCGCTGGGCTACTGATGGTGAAGCTCCTGAGTAAAGGTAAAGACGATGAGCAAAACACAGAATAAGCAGTGTGAACAAGTTGAATACGTGAACCGCCCTGAACGTTGGGGTATTCCACTGGTTTCAATCACCATGGGCGCAGTACTGGCCGGCAGTGAGAACCGTGGCGTAAAAGCATTGGGTGCAGGTATCGTCATGGCGTCTGCATTAACTATCCTGAAGAAATTAGCACGACTGGTGGACGAAGAATGAAATACAAAACGTTGGAAGAAGTCATCGCGGGAACTTCTCGCACATTGCTGCTGGACTGGTTTGCACACGGCAAGGATGCTGAGGACTGGATCGTTGAGAACGTCGACTTCAATGGACTCTCTGATGAAGAGAAAGAAACCCTGCACCAACAAATTCGTATTGAGATGATTATCCACCTCACTGAGAACCTGCTGGCGGAAGAGTTCCCGTATGCGATTCTCAAACAGATGGGTGCGACCTCGCAGGATATGCAGGATGCCAGTGCATACATCACGGGTCAACAAGTCGCGATCGATCTTTCACTGAACGCTGGTGAATGGCTCGATGGGCGTCACAAGTCTGATCCGCAAGAGCACACCGAGATCCCCACGCCTAAGCCTAAAGGTAAACGTAAATACCTGATCGCCGGCTTGGCTATTGGCGCAATCACTGCGGCAGCCGTAACCTATTGTCTGACGCGTTCAGATAAATGATGTGATAAGAGAAGGGAGCATCGCTACCCTTCTTTTTTTGTTTAACAGGGGGTTATTATGCACGACTTATTAGTGGTGATTGGAACTGTCATTTGCTTGTTCGTGCTGTTGTCTATTACACGGCTAATGTTCGATACCTGGTTGGCCCGAATGATGGAACGACGTGTACGTTCGTTGGCGAGCTTTATACGGGGTCACAATGAGATGGTAAGCCCTACCCTTTGTATGGTGGTGGTAGCCGAGTTACACTCTCGCCTGTTTATGCCAAACGAGTTAGAAGTGGAAGAGACTCACAGCGTCTTGATCGACACCATCGCTAACTGGATTGTGGTGTTGTGTCAGCAAGAAGTGCGTAACCAGTTCGAAATGGTGTTGGTGATTGCGCATGAGTTGAACAGCAAACCGAATCAGAAGGCGTGTGTTAGCATCACAACTAACAACCGCTTAGAGTTGATTGTGACCACAGAGGGATTGGCGCAACCGCTCTATCTGAAGTTTCATTCGACCAACACACTGTTTTGACCGGCATAAAGGCAGAGCCGTAGCCCTGCCCGAGGTTATGCTTTATTGGCGGTGAGGCGTTGCTCGTAGTCAGCGATGATTGTCCGGAGACGTTCATTCTCTGCTTCCGACGCAATCAGTTGTGCATGCTCCGTTGTGCGACGTTTAATCGCATTGAGACGGTTCTGCTCATTCACACGATGCTGTTCTGCAGTGACCGTCCCTACTGAAGGTGCGACGTTAATCGACACTGTAGGTTCAATACCAATCAGATCAGACACTGTGCTTTTAACCTCATCCATGGTTTGCTGCAGTGAGTTCACCAACGAGGACGGTACCGCACCTAACGGGATTGACAACACCACGTAGTCATACGCAATGGCCGTGTCATCCGGCATTGAAGCGATATAGGTGCTGGGTACGTAGACGGTCTTCTGTCCGGGCGCTGTCAACGTGATGATCATGGCGTTGTTCAGTACGTCTGACTCGTACTCAACCTTGGTCAACCCTACCGGTGTGTAAACACGCTCCAGGATATTGACGTTAAGGCCGAGCATCTCATCAATGGTACGTACTGCTTCAGCCATGTAGATGGTATCGGGCACTACAGCAAACGGGGCGTTCAGCTGCCAAATGCCCCGTAGGCGTGGTGGTGGGGTGATGTTAGCCATGGCTTACCTCTTAAGCAGTCGCGTACAGAGATTCTGTATACGGCTTCGCCACCATCAACAGTTTGATCCCGTCCACCGTTTTGGTTCCGCAGATAACACCGTCACGCACCACACGGTTTACCCCTGCTGGCAGCTCAGAGAACTCCTGCATGGTTTCGGTAGCAATGATCAGTTCTTGCAGGGCATAGATGAACGCCTGTGTCCCGCGAGAGATGCTGTCAAAGGTGACGTTGTCAGAAGGAATCAATGCATAGTCCGGATACAGTTCTTTCAACTTGAACTGACCCGAGCGGTTTGTTGGTTTGGCCACCGCGTTCAATGAAAGCGATTTGGTCAAACTTGGGAACACCTGCAGTGATTTGCGGACGTGATCTTCTGGGTACCACTTCATGACTTTCAGTGGCAGTTCCAGCATGGTTTCAAAATCAACAACCGGATCGTAGGTACCCGCCTGCACCGTTTTGTTCGGAATGCTATAGGACATCCAGTTCGGTGCGATCACGTACTCGATCGGGTTGAAGAGATCCGGGATCACTAGGCCCCACTCTTCTTCATCGTATTTCGAGTTCGCCAGGATAGACGCTTTGATGGCTTCATAGGCCGCATCATCGTTACGTCCGTTCTTACCCCAACCCACAACTTGCCAGTAGGCAATCTGGAATTTGGCGGTATTGGCTTTGTCGTACACTTTGAATGAATAGGTCTGAATGAAGGTCTGTGGATGCACACCGATCATCTCATCCAGCGCCTGCGACACATCCCCTTTCGTGACGGCATCAATCGCTGTCTTCTGTTGAACGTAATCTTCGTGCAGGATGTCTAACTGGTCGTTAGGCACACAGTTCAACACATCTAACTCAAACCGTGGGTAGCTTAACTGGAAGGCTGCATCAGCAAACCAGATCTTCACGGTGTTGTCATCAGCGTTACTGCCAACAATGCTACCAGAGACCCACTCTGGTGCCCAGTGCTGACCGTCGGTCACCATCGCACCAATCGCCAGGTTCGACCAGGCGTTGCCAAACTCGCTGGTGATCTGCTGCAGTGTAATGGTCTTATCGTTAGTGATCCGCCCGTCAATAATCCGCGTCATCAACCAGTATTGTAACTGGAGAATAGGCGACTTATAGACATCGGTTAAAACAAAGTCGGCACCGTTATCGTTCTCAGCGGTGAACGCCTGAAATACCGTACCGGGTTGACTATCGTTAGTGTAGGTTCCGATGTTTCGGGAAGACGTCAAGGAGATTGCTGATAACTCGCCGATTGCATTTGTAATCTGCGGGCTGTTGTTGATCAAGGCATTGCATACCGCAAACCCGAGTATCGTTTTCATGGTTCACCCTTTACAATGGGAGTGGATAAAAGACATAACATTCAGCAACGGTACGTGATTTGGGGGAAATAACAGCATGCTACTGTTACGTATACTTTTTATGTGTCTCCCCTTTATTCGGAAGCACTCGAATACCTTCATGTCCGACGGCGCCACCCGGTACAGCACTTCGCGCAAAAACAAAGGGATTTATTATGCGCTGATCGCATCCATTGTTATGCTCTCAGGTTTGGTCATCTATGGCTATCGTGAATACGAGAACTTGAGTAAGCAGAACAGGCAGTTCGTTGACGAGTTAGGTGTTCTTCGTGGCATGACGAGCATCTACCCTAACATGACGGATATGTTGCAACAAAACCGGATGCTGTTACAGCATAATAAAGCATTAGGCGATGAGGTGTTAGATCTCCGTGAGGAAAATAGTCGTTTACATGTTGAGTTGATTGGGAAATGTGAAACTCCAGTAAAAACGGTTGCGAAGGTTCCTCCGTGATCGTTTTGGTATTTCTTTACCTACCCGACCTATTATAAGAGAGTATTGCGGATAATTTGAGGAGTTTACGATGGAAGTAACATCATTGCCGAAAGTCTCCATGGTGTTGTACACCGATGGTGGTTTTCGACAGAATGTCGGTGGTTGGGGGGTGCATGGTTACAGCTACACCGTAGACGACGAAGACAAGAAGAAAAAGAAGAAACCCGCTGTTGGTGTACCGACCACCACAGGGTACATTATCAAAGACGATCCAAAGATGCAGCAACGTGAAGTTGTACGTCCTGCACAGGTCTTTGAATCATTCGGTGGCTTGCTGCCGGAAACCACCAATAACATCGCTGAGATGACTGCTACGTTAAACGGTATGGATCTTGCCGTAAGCCAGGGTGCAGAGAAGTTGCTCATCTACACTGACAGCGAGTACGTAACGAAAGGCCTCACACAGTACCTCAATAAATGGAAGTCAAACGGCTGGCAAAAAGCTACAGGGGGCGAAGTTGCCAACAAAGCCTTGTGGGTTGCATTGGACAGCAAGCTTGCTGAATTGCAGGCGAAGAACATCCACTACACGTTCCAGTGGGTGAAAGGCCATGATGGCCATAGAGGGAACGTAATGGCGGACTACATGGCAACGCGTGGTGTCTTGCTCGGCAAGAACAACGATACCACACCGCGTCATAACGTCCAGGACTTCGGCGAGTACGATAAATACAAAGCAGATCGTCACCGCTTTGTGTCTCACGCTCGCTGGTACTTTAACCTCAGTGATGAGGACTTGCTGAAGGTGAACGAGCATGGCTTTTACGAGTACTGCTTCGGCCACCCTTCAAAGGAAGATACCGACCAAGTCTATCTGGGCAAAGCGTTAGCGGACACTGCATTCAGTACGGTGTGGTTAAAGCAACCGGAAACCTGTTTGGACCTGGTGTATACCCGCGTGAAGCGAATCGCGACCAATGTGTACGGTAATGCCTTTATTGGGCGTCTTGACAACATCTACTCTCCGTTTAACCATAAAGAAATTATGGACTACGGCGGTGAGTTGTTGTTCCGGGCGAACAAGAACGACAACGACATTACTAACTGCACAGGTGCTTTGATTGTTCGTGAGTGTAATCCGCCGGCGATTTCATATCGTGCGGTGAATAACCTCATGTACTTGAACAAGTGCCTGACGGAGTTCCATACGGGGAAACTCAGTATCCTCAGTAAGGCGTACGACATTACCGATTTGATTTACGAAAAGGAGACCACCAAGAAAGGTGAGGTGAAATTTAACTTGAGTAAGTCTATCAAGCAAATCACCAAAGCGATCAAGGTGCCGGTATCGTGCGAAGTCCTCAATAAACCCATCACCGTAGACGTTACGTTGACGTTGGGTCTGGATGTTCCTAACCGGAATACCTTAGCCGGCATCAGCGAAGCCAGCCCGAAGATTCACATCATGGTAATTAAGGAATCCGATGTTGCATTCCGTTATTTGACTATCATGTCGTGTGACGACGGTTACTGTATCATGGCAAACGTTTACGCCAACCTACGCATTCTGTCCAAAGCGGAACTGGACAAGTGCGCGTAAGGAGAATGTGTTGTGTTTGATGCGGCAACGACATTACCAATACGCAACGACGTAGACATCGGCGCGTTATTCGACCGTGACCGAGACTTAGAGGCACCCATCAAACGGTGCCTGTTCCTGACGTATATTTGTCGACTGCGACACCCCACGGATAATGCGGATGAGCTGAATCGTAAGTACGCGATTACGCGCAATGCAAAAGACGTGGACCGCTATCTCAAGTATCTGTCGGTACTGGATCGCAGACTGGATCGTGTGTATGAGGGGGTGGATGTATCCTCACCCCTTGACATCATTGCACACATGCCTGACTGGATTCGCTATGGCTCGACGGTTGAAGTGTTTCGTGATCTCAAAAACCTGAAGTATCTGTGATCGGCATAAGAGGCGTTTCCTCCCATTGGGAGGAAACCCTCTACTTTATGCTGTCTTTTATTTTTTGCTTAACAGTTTGTCCGCGGTGTTATTCAGCGCCGTGCCGGTAGCAATCAGCAGCGTCAAGGTCACACTGTAGACGTCCACTGCACGAGCCAGACTCAGCATCAGTTCGCCCAACTGTTTCACCTGGACCGCATTCATCTCCAGGTTACCAGCAGCAACCTCATTATGAATCAATTCTGCCAGACCGGCAATACGGTCAACGTTAACACGGGTGTCTTTGGCATTACGACGCAACAGGTTCTGCACCAGTGTGTTAAATTCCACATAAGTGGCCTGATATTGTGTCATAGATTCAAAGCGCGTTGAGAACACTGCTTCTGTTACATCGCGACCGTTAAACGCTTTCTGCAAAGCCAGTTCGGTTTTGTTCTTAGCACTGGTGATATCGCTGGTCACATAGACCGACACTTTATTACCGTTGCTAAGGTTCGCCAAACACGTTAACACCGCAGGCAGACCCTGTTCAACTTTACTCAGGTAATCACACCCCAGGGTCAACGTTGGCAACAGCTCTTTATATGAGACGTTTAAACGTTGCGGTTGGAAGATCAGGGTATCCATGACCTCAGTGTAGTTCAGGGACCCCATGACTTTCTTGGCAGCGTTAACGTTTGCCAGCACCAGAGGTTTATCCAAGCCCAGGAGTTTACCCTGGAAATAATTCTTGATACCTGCAAAGAGATTACCGATAGAAGACTTGACATCAAAGCCTTCGTTACCGATGCCCTCGTTGAGGTCCTTTACAGCATTTTCAAAATCGCTAATGGTATACATATTTGCTCCGAGGGACGTTTGTTTTCTTCAACATATTATCACTTCTTATGAAGTCATTTTCTTTTTATCTAAGGAACAACCATGAGCTTATCTTTTGGTGAAGTTATTGAGAAGTCTAAACCGATAAGGCCGTTGCTGAATATCGGTGCTGGCTTTGACATCCCGACCGGCAGTTATCGTTTTGGTAAGCATGGTGAGTCTATCCTCAATGGTGGACTGGCTCCTTACACTGCGATCGTCGGGAAAGGCAACACCTTCAAAACCGCTATTATGATGTTCAAGATGGGTCGTGTATTAGAACGTTACGGCAACAGTAACGCCCTGCACTACGATACCGAGTGTACCTTTGGTACTGACCGTATCCTCAGCTTGATGTCCCACCTTGATCCGGGTGTCGCCCAGAGCTGGATTGACGAAGGCCGTATTTACCTGACCGATGACTCGATCGCTAAGGGTAACGAATGGTTTAAGAAAACCGTTCAGGAGTATGCGGGTCTGAAACAGAAAGACCGCAAGTCCATGGGTACCCTGCCGTTTGTGGATGCCCAGGGTAACCCGATTCCGTATCTGTTCCCGACTGTCAATGGCGCGGACTCCATCTCTGAGATGAAGTTCAACGACCTGGAAAAGAACTACGCGAAAATGGAAATCGGTCAGGGTGAAATGCAGACCGAAGCCATGCGTGTGTCGAACGCCAAACGTATGCTGATTGAAAAGACGCAGGGCTACGCCAACGCCGGCGGTCTGTACGTCATTATGTCCGCTCACCTCGGTAAAGAGCTGAACATGGACGGCAAGCCACAAGAGAAGAAAACCACCTTCATGAAGCAAGGTGACAAGATCTCTAAAGTGCCAAGCCAAATCCTGTCCCTGCCGAACAACGCCTGGGAGATCTCCACCGGTACGGTCTTGATCAACCGTGACACCAAAGAGTGGATGTATCCAAAGCCGGGTGATATTGAAACCGCAGGCAACCCAGATCTGCTGACGCTGGTCGCGAAGAACCTGCGTGGTAAGAACGGTCCATCTGGTGTACCGTGGGAATTTGTGATGTCACAGTCCGAAGGTCTGCTGCCGTCACTGACTGAATTCAACCACATCAAAAACTGTAACCGTTACGGCCTTGGCGGTAATGACCGTAATTACTATGTTGAGTTACTGCCCGATGTGAAGCTGATGCGTACCACCGTGCGCGGTAAGATCGACGAAACCCCAGAGCTGCGTCGTGCGCTGGAAATCACCATGGAGATGTGCCAGATGCGTTACTTATGGCACACCCGTGATCCGAAGTACAACATGACACCTGAAGAACTGCGTGTTGGACTGGAGAAGAAAGGGTATAAGTGGGACGTCCTGCTGAACACCCGTGGCTTCTGGACGTTTGAGGAAGATAACCATCCTCTGCCGTTCTTGAGCACCATGGACTTGCTCCGCATGTACCATGATGAGTACCGTCCGTACTGGATGTAATGTGTCCGCGCGCTAAGGGGTGAGGAAACTCACCCCACTTTATACCGCCGGTTGGGAATGTAATGTTGTATTGGGAAAGGCTATTATGTTGAATAAAGAAGTACGTATAGTCGTTGCCGGCGATAAGGGGTTTCATAACAAGGACCGCCTGAAGTCGGCACTGGACTCGCTGATCAGTGACATCTTTCTGGTTAATGAAGGTGTGACAGATGAGGATGAGCTCCTGACGAAAGAGCACGTGGTGTTGATCACCAACGGGGAAATTAAAACCCTGGCAGCAGAGGTGAAAGAGTACTCGGTCGCTGCAGGCATTGATATCCAGGAAATCCCGGTAGAGTGGGATCGTGGAAAGAAAGCGTTCTTCGACAACTGTGGGGTGTTAGGTCTGCGTTCTACGCATGCCCTGATCTTCACCAACCACAACGACGAAGGGATGTCTTCACTGATCAAAGCCTGCCTCACTAACGGCAGTCGTGTGCGGGTGTTTACCTGCGCGATTTAAGGATTCACTATGATCGTATCGGAATCACACATCGGCATTCTTGACGTACCAGTCAGCCACGTCATTTGCACCGTCAACACTGAAGGGCATATGGGTCGCGGTATTGCATTGTATCTCAAGAAGTGTATTCCCGGTCTTTATGACGCATACCGTGAGCAGTGCAAACAAAAACAATTACTGGTCAACACGTTATGGGTTTATGAACACAACACGCCAAAAATTCTTTGCTTCCCAACTAAAGACAAAACTTGGGAAGACAGCAAGTTGGAATGGATTGAAACCAACTTGCGTACGCTGCGTGATACTTACCGGGATCGGGGTATCACGAGCGTAGCTATGCCACCGCTCGGCTGTGGTAATGGTGGTCTTAAGTGGGAGGACGTGCGTCCTCTCATTTATGCCATTTTAGGTGATTGTGACTTGCAAGTGCAT